TAAAATTTATGGTTTGGTTAGAAGTGCTTTGTTTAACTTTAAAAGATGGGAGACTCGCAGTAATAGTTGTTTCAATTAATGTGGGAACATTACAGTTTATATCAGTAGCACTTATAGTAAAAGAGATGACTTGAGCTGTTGATGATTGGGCATAAAATTTATGTTGTCCTGTCGATGTATCATTATCATATATAATATCATTAACATTTCCATATAATAATCCAATAGCAGTTCCAACACCAGCACCTCCACCAGTAGATGAGAATACAAGTTGTGAAACGTTGATTCGTCTTTTCGCTCCAGTAGAACCATTTAATGAAATAGTATCATTTATTAATAATGGAATAGTAGAGGTTAGATCAGTTGAATTTATTTGAAAAACATTTGTTCCTCCTATTGTAATCATAAATGCATGTCCTGAATTAAGTTCTAAATATACATATGAACTATCCGCATATATCCTACCTCTTTTTGTCCCTCCAGCAACAGCAGTTGTATCCATTAAATTATAAAAAGTATTCCATATCTGTCTTACTACATCAGTAACACCTGTTAATTTAATATCATTTAAAAATGATGAAATACCAACAGAGTCTATTGAAACTCTATTAGTGTCTTGTGTCTTAAAATATAATGAACCTGTAGAAGCAGCCATAGTTCTTACTATTAAATCTGTATTTGTAGCGACTGTTGTTATAATAGGAGTAGCATTTGATAATTCAATCTGTCCGATCGACCTTAAATTGGGAACAATTAATCTATTATTTGTTTTATCAAATGATATATTTGAATCACTATATGGTGTTAGTCCAGCCGTACCAGTTGAAGCAATCGTCCAAGCTGGATAAAATGTTCCAGCGGGCATAGTAGTTGTTGAGAGTAATGATGAACTGAGACCTGTTAAATTCACACCATTACCATAATATACATTTGAAACATTACTCATCAGAGTTTGAGTGACTATAGTTTGAGGAGTTGAATTTAAAGATGCTTTACCACCAAGAGCTGTAGTAACAGTTGTAGCGAAGTTTGGGTCATCTCCAAGAGCAGCGGCTAATTCATTTAATGTATCTAGTAATGCAGGAGCAGAATCAACAAGAGCAGCGATTTTATCATCTACATATTTCTTATTTGAGACATCCTCATCGAGTGTAGGAATTGTAGCGGATTTTAATTTTTTACCTGATGTTATGGTAACATTATTATCAATTGTTGTTAAATCAATACCTCCAATATCAGAATATGTAATACCAGTTGTAACTTGCTGAAGAGCTATAATATTATTTGTGTTAATAGGTACTTGATTTAATGCTGTGGATACATCAACTCCATTAATTAAAAGCTGTGATGTATTGGTAATATCAGAAATAATATTGTCAGCAATCACGCTACTTAATCCAGTAATAGTGGGAACATTTGCAAGCTTATATCCAAGTCCATTATTCATTTTTATAATATAGGAATATAAAAATAAATTGCTTAATATGATTGTTTAAACAAAAAAGAGTTAAACAATCAATAATTTGTCATATTTAATTGATGGATTAACCAAATAGGTTAAACAATCAACTATTTAACCTTTTTAAGGGGTTAAACAGACAATAAAAATATTTTTATTGTCTGTTTAAATAGGTTAAACCTATAAGTTTAAATGATAATTGGTTAAATCAATGAGTTAAACCTTTATTTTGGTTAAACAATCAATGTTTGGTTAAACTATAAAATCGGGTCGCCGCTAGGCGAAATAATCATTCCAATTTAGAACCGGATCTGAGCCTGTCCATTTTCGCAAATTATAACCGCATGATGTAAGCAGTAGTAATCGAAACGCACAGCAGGAGTTGTTGCATTAGCATTGAAAATCATATTGTGATAAATATCCTCAGTAGAAGTATTGCGACCAGAAAACATCTGATCTTGATTCGCGCTCGGAAAAGAAACAAGTTCTTGCCCTACACCAAAAGCACCAGCAATTGAAGATAAATTACCAACTGCTGTATTTGCGGTTTCAGCAGAAACAACAGGAACAGTCATACTATCATAAGTGTAAAGAGAAACCAAAGGATTATAATCCAAAGAATAAGGAGAGCCTAAAGCAGAGCAGTAATAATTAAACATCGTTTGATGATCCGCTCCACCAGTTGAAGAAGAACCAGGATGCTTGGTTGGAAGACTTTCAGAACCAAATTGAAACCAGTATTCATTAATGTTATAGTTGTAAGAACCATAAGCATCAAATGTAATAGCACCTGCGGAATACTGTCTAATAGAATTTATAATAGCTTGAACGCTGCTATATTTAAAAGGGACGGGACAACTCACATTTGTAGAAGCATTATTAAGAGTTGCATTATATACCAAATTGGAATAACGATTTACTGCTAGAGTAAGAGGAGCACCCATTTGGGATTGTTGAATCACACTAAGTGCTTGATCTGAGAGCTCAATAAAAGAACCAATTATTTCAACATTCGAGAGAGCAAAAGAAGCCATAGCAGTTATAGCAACAAATGGAACTAGAGGAGAATTTACCAACTGAAGTTCCAAGCGAAGAGGAGCAGAAGTCATCGCAAAAAGAGGTAAATATTTATCGCCAAGAGTTCCAAGAATAGAAATCAAAGGAATACAAAATGTCCTCAAAGTTGTAAGTCCAGCAGCAGCTAATCCAGCTGCAGCACCATAACTAGAATTACTGATTCTTGCTCCTCGTAAAGCATTCATAGTATAATTTGAAACAGCAGCTCCAGCACCAGTTCCATTACAAGGGATAGCACAAGATTCCTCAAAGCCTTCTACAACTGAACCTTTGTAGGCTACATTATCAGCAGAGCGTTGATGAGTGCATAACTGAGCCATTAAATTACCATAATTATCCACATCTTCTAGAAGAGTTGAACCGTGAAATAAGCGGAGACGCTGGATGAAGCCATGAGCTCCTGCCTTGCTTAATCTCACCCAATCTTGAATAGCAGCACCATTTGTAGCAACCATAGAAAATTTCAAATATGTATCATGAGGAGATAATACCGTGTTTCTATTACAAGGGATATTAAAAATCATCACATCATTGGCAGCATAAGTTTGAGCTCCCTGAGGTTGAATATTACTGGTATAAGGTCTAGCACCCATAGCATCTACTTTATTTTGGTATAGCAACTGTTTTGGCAAGGACATTTTATAATAATAGTTGAGAATAAAAATTATTATAAAATATTTAATTAATTAACAAAAGAAATCATTATAATTTATTTTTGCTAGAGCTGGCTGATTTATTGGCTGTTCATCAAATTCTTCTTCTGTATCTGATTCTTGTATTTGTTTTTGTTTTTGAGGTTTTGCTTTCTTCTTACCTCTTTTAATTACTATTATTTCTTCTGAACTATCGCTAGAGTAATCAGTTTCTGATTCTTGAATAACTGGTTCTTTCTTTTTCTTAATTGGCTTTGCTGGAGGAATTGGTTTTATTTCTTTTTTTATTTTTGTTTGTTTTATTGGAGGCTCTAGTATTTTTTCTTCTTCTTCAAATTCTGATTCTTCTATTTCAAATTGTATAGATCCTTTTTTTTCCTTAAGTTTTGAATTTGGTATTTCTATTTTTATTCCATTTTTTTCGAGAAGTGCTTTTTGGGCTTCTAAAAGTTTCTCTTCTTTACGAATTTTTATATTTTCTGCTCGCTTCTCGGCCATCTTTTTAAAATTCTCTTTTTGTTTTTCACTTGGAGGTGCTCTTGTTTTCTTTTCTTTAAGCAAAGGAGTTTTATCGATTTCTTGGTTATCTAAATTATCGCCCATTTATATTTATAAAGAAAATAAATTGATTAAACAAAGAAGTTTAAATAAGTTAAACAGAGAAGTTTAAATAAGTTAAAGTTATTAAGTTTGTTTAATTATTATTTAATTATATCTATTTGTTACTAGATATAATTATTCTTAGCGATGGAAGGTTTCGATCCTCCGACCTTTGGGTTATGGGCCCAACACGCTTCCTCTGCGCCACACCGCTACAATATAGTATAATATTATTTCTTTAAGTTGTTTTAATATATATATATTATTTTGGCTTATACAATTTTGATAATTTTGTAATTGTTGCCTTAACTTCTTCTTTTGGCTTTGTCATTAAACTTGGCAATGGCATTTCAACTGCTCTTCTGATATGTGATAAGCCGGATTTTTTAATCATAGAACGAGAATCCATTATACTATTACTTAATATTTTATTTAACTAGAAAAAGCACTTCTAACATTACTCAAATCTTCTTGAGCCATTGTTTCTAATGCTTTTGCACGCTCTCCAACTTTTTCAACTTGGGCTTGAGCTCTACCTGATACCTGAGCTACTTTTCCTGAAACATTTTGACCAACAGATGCTAATTGATTTTTGGCTTTACCAGTTGCCATGCGAGCATCAGCTCCTACATCTTGTAATTTTTTCAAACCTCCAGCTCCCGCTTTTAATCCACCGCTGACAGCACCAAGTCCTAAAGATAATCCAGGGACCATACCAGCCACTCCTGAAGATTGTAGCGCATCTATTACTCTTGCTCCTGTTAATAGTCCCTGTTTAATAGAACCGATTTTGCCTGAAGCTGCAACAATTCCTTTTTCTGTTTGCCTTAAAGCTCCTTGTCCCAGATCAATTCCTTTGGCAATACCAGCCTGAGCTTGCTTTTCTACATTCTGAATTTTCTTTCCAATACCAGAAGCTGTGCTAGTTACCTTTTTCCCAATTGAAGATATACCTCCTTTAAGTTTTTGTCCTAGTGATGGCATTTATAATAATAGTTGAGAATATAATATTTTACTTACCCTTTGTAATCCCTTAATAATTTAATTGAATTGTTAAGCTCCAATTGCCTCCATTTAAATCGAGCAAATCTAAATCTTGATCTAGTAACCTAATTTGTAATGAAGCAAAATTTGATACACTTGCTATTTTTTCATATAAGCCATAAATATTTGAATAAGATAAAACAGAATTTTGACTTGTTGTAATTGGAATACTTACTAGAATAGATGAGTTATTTTCTGCTGGATTACTTGTTTTATTATATGTCATTAAATTGCTTACTTCTATAAGCACATTGCGTATAGTAAAAAAATTAACAACTAAATTACTTGTAAGCGTATTTGCTACACTAACAAATTGTTGTCCTTCTGTAAAGCCGAGTATCTCGAAACAATTAGAACTAGCTTTAAATAAAAAACTTGTAGAATTTGTAAATGTATATTTATTTGTTGCGGTATTAAAAGTAATTGTAAATCCTTGTGCTGTCATGATGGTAAGCAAATAAGTTAATAAACTATTTACATTATAATTTGCTTGGGGAATAAGAATTTGATAATTTGTTATTCCAACTGAATAATTAAAAAGATTATTAATATCATCTACATTATAAAATGTTCCTGGAATTTGTGCTGATTGAATGCTTACAAAAATTTCGCCATCATCAATTGGTAATGCAGAAAAATCAAACAAACAATTACTAGTGCCCTGTAATTGCTTTAATGCTTGCTTTGAATTTAAATAAAGATTAATTGTATTATTTTTATTATGTAACATTTATATATATGTCAGAAGATAATATTAAGCAAGAGGCCAGTTTAATTGATGAGTTAAATCCTGAATTAAAGAAAAACTATTTATCTATTAAAGAACAAGCTGCTTGGAAAATGGATTGGAATATGTTATTATATTCAGAAGAAGAAACAGGATCAGGATTTAAATTAGATTGGAATAAATTAATTTATAATGATGAACAACTCGAAGAATTTAATTTACAAAGACAAGAAAAAATGGTACAGCCTGATAAATATGAATACTTATTTCAAAATCCAAATAATAGAACTCCTATGGAATTATTTTATTTAAAAGAAGCTGGTTATGATGTAGAAGAAGTAAAAGAAATAGAAGAAAAAGAAGAAGATAATGAAACTATTATTAAAAGACTTATTATTCAGAATTTATTAAGAGAAGTCTAACTGGTGTTTAAAAGTCTCAGGGGGGGGTCTTTGATATATTTAAATTAAATTTTGTTAGTATGTTGTTAATAATCCTGTCATGAAATTACATGGCTCTTTTGTAAAAATTAAAAAGTAGTATCTACCTCGCCACTTCTTTGCACCACAAACTATCATTTGTTTTAAATAAAATCCTGTCTCTTTCATTTTCTGTAATCGTCTTGTTGTTAAACTATTGAGAGCATAATCACTTACTAAGAAGGCTATTCCTTTTTTAGCTATTAAACTATAATGAACTAACAAAGGGAATATCGAATTTTTCATTTTCCCATTTTGATCTGGTAATTTAAATGGGGGATTTGTTATTACCCAATCAACATGCTCTGTTTTCAAATCACGATAATCTATCCCTTCTTCTATTTCTGAATATATTTTGTTAGTATGATCTGGAAATGAATTGTAAAAAGCTCCTTCACCTTTAAATGGTTCTAGTATAGAATCTCCTGCAATTATTGGCACAAATTCAATTAAGTCAGCTGCTAACTTTGCTGGCGTTTGATGGAACCAATATTTATCATCTTTCATTTCTATTATTATTATAGATTTTAATTTGAGTCGTTCGTTCTTATTACTTTATTTATAACTAACAAATTATACCTTAAAATGGGGATTTGATATCCTTCCTATCTTAAGTAAATATTTAAGTAAATTTGTTTAAATATTTGCTAGTAATTATTCGAAATCTAGATCAGTAATAGAAGGCATTTTTTTGCCCAATTCTACTTGAATTTTATCTAGTAATTTTTCAGCTGGATAAGTTTCTACATCAAAAAAGGTTGATATACATTTACATGTTTCTTCATTGTTATTTGTTAGTTTTTTTAAATCTATAATTTTATCAACAACTAAATGAAAAATTTTACTCTTAATTTCTCTTATAAATTTCTTATCCAGTTTCCATTCGCCTTCCGTATAGTAATAAAACTTCTTCTGTCTAGCGTCTGTGCAGATCATTGGATGATTTTTACCTTCTAGTAATTCCAAATTATACATTATTGTATTTACATAGTATGTAGGTAGCTTACAATTCAATAACTTACTAATTGGAATTATTTTTAGATTCTCGATAAATTGCTCAATCGTTACATTTGGCTTAATATCTTTGAGAATTGTTTTCGGCATTTTCTTTTGAAATATTGATTGAAGGGTGGCATTTTGATTGATCAAAAGTTCAGTGAGTTGAGAATTTGTTAGTTCAGTCATTCTATATATTAACAAAAGAAATTAATTTTAAGTTAAAATACGCAATTATATTTAAACAATTATTCCTTAATATATTCCTTAATATATCTGCAATCATGATTTTCCAATTCTTTAACATCCTTAAAATTAAGGATATATTCCTAGAATTTGAAAAAAAGTTCATAGGCCTTGCAATATTTTGAAAAAGTGCTTAAATTTTAAGCATTTTTTTACTTTTTAAAATATAGAATTGAAATTTGATCAAGAGTTAAGAATATATCCTTAATTTTAAGGATGGTAAGAAATAAAGAATTCTCACTTTGCTTAAGTATTTAAGAATTAAAATAAACATTAATTCTTAAATTTGTTCCTGAATATGTTCCCGAATATATTCTCACTTTTGAAACCAACTTGGTCGAGATTTTTCTTGATCTGGTCTAATTGTAAATCCACATGAATCTTTCATCCAAATATCAGATCCATCTGGATTTTTCGGATAAATATTCTTTCCATGTGCATCAGTTAAATATATTCGGTTTCCATTTTGATCCAATGGCCATATAATTTTATTATCATTATCTAACTTATATCCATTATTCATTCTAGAATTAATTTTCTTTTGTTTATTTATCTTTTCTAGTTTCAATTCATTTTCTAGTTTAATTTTCTCGAGTTTTGCTTCATAATTTTGATGCACTTTGGATTTTTTATGAGTTGATTTATTTTTCCGGATTGTTTCCATTCCACATTCACAAATACATTTTGCATTCATGTATTCTTTATGTTCAGTTTTATATTTTTCTTTACTTTTGATTCGAAGTTCTTCTTCAAAAACTTCAATTTGTTGAATTATATCTTTGGAATTTTTAAATTTAATTTTATTTATTTTAATACACTCTGCTTTATATTTTTTCATTTCCAAATCTCTCATCTTTTTATCATGGATCGCTTCTTTTTCAGTTGCGTTTGTTAGTGTTGCAGGATATTCATTCCAAATATCAGCGTTTAATTTTGTTTTTATTAATTCCTGTTGGTTTGTAAGAGTCTTTCCTTCAGTTAATTGTTTCAACTGTTTCTTATATATTACAAGCTGTATCAAATTCATTTCATTGAAATTTTTAAATTCATAATCGGAATCATCAAAGTAACATTCATAAACAGTGGGTTCGCATTCGTTGTCAGACATTCTATATATTAACAAAAGAAATTAATTTTAAGTATTAATTCTTAAATATATTCTTAAATGTTTATATCCTTAAAATTAAGGATATATTCTTAAGTCTTGATCAAATTTCAATTCTATATTTTAAAAAGTAAAAAAATGCTTAAAATTTGAGTAATTTTTCAGAATATTGCAAGGCCTATGAACTTTTTCTTCAGATCTAGGAATATATCCTTAATTTTAAGGATAGTGACTTTTGCCTTAATGTTTTAAGAATTAAAGCAAACATTAATTCTTAAAATTATTCCTTAATATATTCCTTAAATATAATCCCATAGAATAGAATGCATAGAATGCATTGTCTAATAGGTATTCTATTCATTCTATTCTAATCCCATAAACTAGGCCAAAGGCCAAAATCAATTTTTAATATTTAAATATAATATGAATATGAAAACTGAATTTGAATATTTAGAAGCCATGCTAAAAACTATAAACATACCAAGAAAATCACATACTAACAATCGTAGGGGATTTCCGGAAAAACATAGAGCAATAACACTTGGACAGACAAAAGGACGTTTTAATGGCATAAGAGGTCTTTCATACTATTCTAAGAAGCATCCTGAATTATGGAATGAAGTGCAGCGCCTAGGAAAGATAATTGTTCCATTCGAGTGGAACAGTTGTCATATAAATCATAATGTTGTTTGTCCTCCCCATAAAGATAGTGGAAACATTTCACAATCATGCATTATTTCTTTTGGAAATTATACTGGATGCGATTTAATAGTTGAAGGTGTAAAACAAGAAACTCATTATACACCTTTAATATTTGATGGAACAACTAACACTCATTGGAATACAAATGATTTAGTTGGAAACAGATATTCATTGGTTTTTTATAAAACGTGACATGTTTTAAGTATTTAAACAAACATAAATACTTAAAATTATTCCTTAATATTATCCCATAATAGATTTTTCATAAGAGCTAATGCAAAAAATGCGATGCTTCTTTGATTGCTGATGATGTGTCCAATCCATTTTGCTACCAACCCAACCACACTCACATTCTTTTTTTATAGCATAATGCTCTTTACATTTTGCGATATTATATTTCTGTAATGGATAATTACATGGAATTTGACAATTTAACATTTCATATTCTTGGTCTTTAAATTGCTTAATAATAGCAACTTCAATGTAAATAGAAGCAGATTCATCACAAATACATTTATGATATAAACTTAAAAGCCAATTATCCCACCCACCATGTTTTCGAATATGTTGATATAATTTAATATCACTATGTGTTGAATTACATTTATGAGTTGCTAATCTACTTTTAAGATCTTTAGTTTTCCCAATATAAACTTTTTTAACTGACACATCGCGGCATTCAATCTTATAAAAATAATAAGGGCAAGCAGGTAAAAAAGGGTGATCTTCTTCATATTCTAAGCCAAGCATTTTATATATTATGCATAGATAAAAATATCACCTAAATAAACTAAAGAATTAATTTAAGATTCCATTTAAGATTTTATTATTAAAAAAGTTGATATTATTAATTATATTTTTACTATAACCATTTAAAATAAATGTTTCATATAAAAGTTGTGACGGCTTTAAGCTCCTAATAGCGTTTTTTGAACTCTCATTAAATAGACTGTAATATAAATTTCTTTTAAGTTTATCATGATGATCAATATAATAAGAACATTTTTTAAATCCAATATCATAATGCTTTCCATTTAAAAAAAACAATCGAAATTGTCTATTCCTTAATGGAGACTCTTCAATATTAATTATAATAGACATATATATATTAACTAAAGATAATCTTTTTAGTTTATTTATTTATTAAATTCTAATACTTCCTGATATATTGGAGCTAAAAGATATGCTGGTGTATCTTTTTTAACAAATCCTTTTATGCTTCCTTTTGAATATAATATACTAGTTGGCATATTTACACTTTTAAATCCTTTTTCAATAGCATCATTAACTGCTGCTATCATAGGCAAAGCAGCTTTTACACTTTTGGTATAACTTTTTTCTACTTCAGGAGTAATAGTTTTCCCAACTTCTGATAATGTTGCAGGGGCTGATAAGGTTTCCTTCTTTTTCTTAATTTTTATTGGAACTTCTTCAACTGGTATAGAAGGTAAAATTGTTTTTTCTATTGCTGAAATTGGTTCTTCCAAAAATACATCTTCAGGAGAAGCAACCTCTTCAGCAGTAACAATAGTAGCAGTTTCTTCAGGAGATAAAGTAATATCGCCTTGTGGCGTTCCGGTCCATTCAGCACTAGTTAAAGGATTTGCGATCGTTCCAATTTGATCTCCTGTATTATCAGTATGAATAATATCTTCTTGATATTTATCATTTTGAACAGCAAAACTAAAATGAGTTGGAATAGTAACGGAAGATGATAAATTGCTAGTAGAAAAAGTTTTTGGAGCATTAAATCTTAAATCAGGTGGTGGAAAATTCATATAATGTTCTTGCATTATTTCTTCTGCTGATTGTGTTGCTGCTTCTTTTTTTCTTGAAACTCTTGGAGCTCTGACTGTATATCCTTTTCCTTTTTTACTAGTTGTTTCAACTTCAGAAAATTCACTCTCAGAAATATCAATTAATCTAGGAGTGGCAGTTGGAGATATAAAAGGTTCATTACTAATAGCTCTTCTTAATGGTGGTTGTGCTGGTGGAGGCATTAATTCTGCAGGAGTTTTTACTGGCTGAGAGAGCCAAGAAGCAGCTTGTCTAGGTGGTTCCATTAAAGGTTGTTGAAATGCCGGCTGACCAATAGAAGTTATTGCAGGATAACCTTGAGTTGGGAATACAAATGGAGGATTATAAGATGCTTGTATGCTTCCTTTTTTCTTTTCTCCTTTATCTCCAATATTAACTTTAACAATTTGCTGGGTCTTTGGTTTAAGTTTTTTAATTATTTTTAAAATATCTTCAGTTGATAAACCTTTTTTACTTTTCTTTTTCCTCTTTTCAGACTTTGGCATTATATATTACAACATTATAATAAATTTATATTATGTTAGTTGGAGTTCATTAAAATTTTTAAACAATTTTCCATTTGTTAAATCAATATCTAAATGCTGATAAGGCTGATTAAAACAATAATCATATACATTTTGTCTCTTATCTTTTTCAATACCAAAATATTCTTCAGATACATTATTCCATTCATTATTTGATTTTGGTTTCCAAATAGAAATATTTGTTAGTTGTCTTCTTATAGTAGCAGGCATATATTTTAATTGCTGTAAAGTAAAAATCCAAGACGCTGATAAATGTCTTGTTTTCATGATTAGTTTCGATAATGCCTTTTGAATATTTTTATCTTTTAAAAAACCGGCCATATCATCAACAATAATTAATGTATGTTCTAATTCACAATCCATATCTAAACATTCTGCTTTAATATCTAATAGTTCATCTTCAATGTCATTTAATAATTCAACTTCTAATTCATGATAAACTTTGTCATGATCAGTTAAAGGATGTTTTTCAACTGATAAAAATGATGTCAAAGGGCAAAATAAAATAACATTTTCAAATTTTCCTCTATAATATTCTTTTGATTTTAACATATTTAAAAGAATGCTTGATTTCCCACAACCTCCGGTTCCAACCATTGCATACACAAATCCATTTCTAGATGGAATATTTCGATTTACATCAGGTAGCCAAACATCCATAGCTTCTTTAATAGGTTTCAATGGTTTGAATTTGGCATCAATTTCGACAATAGACATATTATATATATACATAATATTTCATTTTAATTGATCGATTTAATGTTTTACATATAATAATGCTTGCATTGGTGAATTTCCCATTTCTGTTGCAGTTTTTTGTAATTCTCCCAAATCAATTCCTTTAAATTTATTAGTAAGGAAAATATGGCGCAACATACTAGTGCTAATTTTCTTACCAAATATATCATTAAGTCGATGTGTCATTTGAGGAGATGTAAGAGGTTGAAATTTATTATCAAATAAAACATAATCACAATTTTCAGGAATAATTTTGAACCATTTATTTAATATAAGCTTAAGCGGTTTAGTGATCTCAGATTCTTGCTTACCATATGATTTGGCAGTTTTATAATTCTGAAAAATAAATTTTGAATTTTTAACATCAACATAATTATCTTTTTCGGTATCATAATTTTTCCATTTCATATTCCCAAAATCAATACTTCTTCTTGGAGCTTGAAATAAACCACTTGTTAGTGCTAACAAAACCCATTTCATAATTATATCAATGTCATTAAATGATAAATTATTTTTCTTTAAAGTTTGTTTTGCATTATGTTCTAATGAATCAAATAAAATCTTAATTTCATCAATAGGAATCATTCCTTCTTCTTGTTGGGGTGTTTTCTCTTGTTTCATTTCATTATCTTTATAAGTTTTAATATCTTCCATCATAATTTTATTATAATTTTTATTATTTGTTAAAACACTTAAGGCAGCTAAAACTGTTTTTCTTTTATTATAAGGAATATCTTCCAAATGTTTTAAAATAGATTTATCATCATCAAAATTTTTCATATCATATTCTTTATCATCAAAACATTTATTATAAATATTTTTAAGTATGCTTTTATAGGTTTTAATTGACCCAGTAGAAAGATGAGGCCTATTCTTTTTAACCAAATCAATAATAGCTTCCATATATATTGATTAAATATAATAATTTTATTTAAACTCCTTAATTCTATAATTAAAAATCAGGAGCAATCTTTAAAAGATTAATTAAATACATTTCCAAATATCAAATAATACAAGAGTGTTACTAGACGCAGTTAAGTATTCAGTATTATTTACCAAATTTTGGAAAAGAAGAGTTAAATTACAAATTTGCGCTTCTAATATAAAAGTCATAATTCCTGATGTTTGATTTTTAACTTGAGCAGTAGCCGCAGGCTCTCCAGTAAGTCCATTAAATATATTATAAGTTAAGGCTTGCATTGAATTCCCAGCTACCTTATTAATTGCGGTTTCATAATTTTGGAATCTCATACCTGATGAAGAAATATTAAAGACTCCCCCCTTTACAAGAGCGCTTGAACCAGCCCAAATAGCAGATTGAGCATATTTAAAAACCAAATTATATTTTGCCCCCAATTTAAAATTCTCAGCTCCCAATACTTGATACATATCAATATTTGTAGTTGTGCTTGTGTTACCAAGATAATAAGTAGATAATACAGAGCATTTAGTGCTTGATAAAGTAATAGTTGGCGATGGATCTATAATAACAGGTGTTAAATCAAAATAAAAACTAGTTCTTGGAAATTGGGTATTGGCATTCATATTAGGTGTAACTGAATTCGCATTTAAAAATGAAATAGTAATATTTGCTAGTTTTTGCTTTCTTATTGTTGAAATAAAAACATCTTCCATATTTGTTATGACAGATGTATTTGGAACATATGTTAAACCAGCAATAATAGAAGAGCCAGTATTGCACATTTTTGAAACATCATAATTCGAGTTATACCAATTTAATCCGTCCATCTTAAAATAAATAGTGCGATCATCAGCTGTTACACCATAAGCAGCAGTTGAAGTATATGAAATATATCGAACTCTTAAATTAAATAAATCATAATCATGATAGAGATCACCCAAAATATTTTCAAAATTAATAGAATACCAAGTCATAGTTGTTCTGGTAGCATCAATAACGCCAGTATTATTTGTAATTGGATAATCACCAAATGTATCACTTAAAGAAATATCATTACATTTTAAAGAAAAACTAGCTTTTGGAGTAATATATTGCATTATATATATTATATTTATTAAAAATAATATATATTTGATTTATTGAATTGGAGTAATAACAAATTCAAAAGTAAGTTGAGGAAATATTGTTGCTACATTCATAGCAGGTAATGTTCCCATAATTGTATATAAATTAATAGTAATATCAGTTGTAATACATTTTCTGAAGGTATAAGATGGATTATGATTATTATTGAAATTGTTTGATTGTCCTTGAACAAATGTCATAGCATTAAATAAACTCTCTCTACTTGTATTTCCTGTAATTGAATTATAGTTGGTATAAACCCAATCTAATCCAGTAATACCAAAATGAATTGTATTATCTTCAGCAGTTACACCATAAGCGGTTGGCCCAACAGGATATCCAACCATTATTAAAGTAATATTAAATAATTCATAGTCATCATATAATTTATCCAATATATTCTTAATACAAATACCATTCCAAGTAATAGAAGTTCTAGTTGCATTAATTGAGCCTTTAGAATTCGAAACAGGAAAATTAGCAACGGTATTTGAATTTAATATATCACTTGTTTTTAAAATAAAATTTGCTTTTTTAATAATAAGTTCCATAATTATATATAATTCAATATATTTTAAATATATTTTAAATATTATTAAAAAATATTATATCATTATTACATAATGAACAATATTCAAAGAAGCGTTCCAGTTCAAGAATCTCCTCCTCAAAATATTATTGAAAAGTTTGAAGAAGTTATTAAAGCACCTGAAATAATTGAAAATATAAAATCTAAAGAAATTGTTAAGAGCAAATATGATTTAACTTCTATAAAAGGATTTACAGAAAAAAAGAAAAAAATGAAAATACTTAAAATGAAGGAGCATGTAATGGAAGAATTAAAATCATCAATTGATATTTTTGATATAAATGAATTAAAATTAAATCATTCTCTAGTATTGTTTGTAGCACAAATTGTAGAAGATTTTTTTAATAAACCATTACAAGGCGAAATGAAGAGAGAAGTTGTAATTGATATTTGTAAGCCATTTTTTAATGATGATCAAGCATTAGTTGAAATGGTACTAGAATTGGTATTTGATAAAGTTATAAAAACTACTTTTTTAAGAAGAAATAAACAACGTATTAAAAATATAGCTGCTTTTTTTTTGGAGTTATTTTCCCCTCTGATTCAGAGCAATTTGCCCTCCAAGTTAAAATTATAATAAAAGCATTAATAATTAAGTATTGTTATATATTACTTATTGCTCTTATTTTTTAAAAGAATATTATAAATAAGTATTTTAATTATAATATTTAATTTAAAGCGTATATTGAAGCCAAGCATTTCCATTACAAATGAAAGCAGTATAAAGTGAAGCGGCTGCGAGACCAACTGTTGCGGTTGCTGTTAAACTAGCTACAGCATAAAATACTACTGCGGCATTTACTTGTTGAAATGTTGTTATACCAACAGAAGTAGTTATTCTTCGAAATTGAATCATAGTCCCAGCTAAAGTATTTATTGCGTTTGGTAATGTTACTGTGAAAGCAGCAGTTGTTGTTAATAAATATAATTGAGCAAGAGGAATAGTTAATGTCCTTGCATTAGTAATTGTGCCTCCCAAATTATATTGTAATCCCCCATTAAATTTACAATCTCCATAAATATCTACTTGTGAAGTTGTTAATTTTGTAGTAGATGTAATTGAATCTAATAAGACAGAAGATGTATTTAAAGTTTGTATAGCTGTTCTTGTATTATAATCCACATAAATTGTTCCAGCAACAGCACCACCTGCTGTGTATGGTCTATTTGTAGTCATATAAGAAACTCCAGTATCGCTTTTTGCTGATGATGCGACCAACGCATTTTGATTGATAGAATAAATTCCAAGTCCCACATTAACAACTGCTGTCACATAAGTTCCCAACTGATACCTTACTCCTATAAAAGTAGTAAAAAATGAACCAACATTTAACGTAGTATTAGATTGAACAGTAGTAAGAGTTTGAACTTGAATAGCAGCAACAAAAGCAGTTGTTCCATATAAAAAATAATTTGAATTATATGGATGATTAAAAATTATTTGTCCTGAAATACTAGTAGTAGTAAGAACAACTCCTGATAGTTTCCCATATCCATCTACAACTGCGACTGAATCTGTTCTTACAATACAACTTAAATTTTGACTTGGTACTAGTCCGAAAAAACTAGTTGTTGTATTCTTCAATCCATTATTTTGAATATTTAATTGTGTATCAAATTGGTCTATGTTTGAATTATATGAACCCCCATTCATAATAATATTATCTGTAAATGTCTTGTTTCCTGCTATAGATTGATTTCCAGTTGTTAATACAACTCCAGTTAGTCCTGAGCCTGAACCATTAAATGTTCCAGCATATGTGTTCAGCGAATTATTAAATGTCTTTTGTCCTGAAATTGTTTGTGTTGTATTTGTTGTTACATAATTTGTTAATGATGGAATTATAGAATCAGCATATGATTTATTAATTAATTGACCTGCGGTTGTTGGAACAACACTACATAATGGGAGTAGATCAAATGTCTTTTGTGCTGTAATTGTTTGTGTAGTATCTATTGTAACAAAATTTCCATTTGTAATCGCTGATTGAACCCAAGCAGTTGTTGCTATGTTGGTACTACTATCACTTCCTACTGGAAGTGTATAACCTTCTACGACTGGAACAATTGAGCTGCTAATATTTATTCCTCCTGAATCTGAAAATGCTATACGGTGGAGTGGATTATTTGCTGTTCCACCAGCACCAATTACTATAGCAACATCACTCATTCGTATTCCAACGGTAGTTGCGGAGTCTGTAGTCAATACAAGACGTCTTGTTGCTCCCCCACCACCTACAGAAATAACTGATGAATCAGTATTCGTAATTGGATTATATGTCCCAAGAGGGGCAAATGGAGTAAAATTTATGGTTTGGTTAGAAGTGCTTTGTTTAACTTTAAAAGATGGGAGACTCGCAGTAATAGTTGTTTCAATTAATGTGGGAACATTACAGTTTATATCAGTAGCACTTATAGTAAAAGAGAT